AAAAGCGATTTACCAGTGATTGAACTAATGCCGAAAATAATACAGTCTTCAACTTCGCCATGATGACTTTTAAGATCATATAAATACTCTCTCCTTATTTGAGCATATTCTACGGGAATGTTTGCGTTTAAGTAAGCCATAATTAATCATATATATCACCCCAAGTTTTGCCTGATTCATAATCGACTTTATTGGGAACTTCTAAACTAACAGCATTCTCCATAATATCAATTATTTTCTTTGCCGCGTCATCAGACTCAACTGAGATATCTAACTCGTCATGTATTTGTATGTGTGGTACCACACCTTCATTATATAAATCTACCATAGCTTTTTTTGTCATGTCTGCAGCAGATCCTTGTATTAATTTATTTAAAGCTTTGTAAGTAAAGGCTCTTCTAATTCTACCTCTTCCGTAAGTTCTTTCAGCTTCTTCGTAATCCATAGGTTTATGCATACCAAATTGATTTGGTTCCCATTTATTAAACCTACACCTACGTCCTAATAGTGTTCCAATAGATCCAGATGTTTGAGCCGTCTTTGATGTGTAATTCATAAGATCTCTAACAAAAGGAACGTTGGTATGATAAGTATTAAATAGTTCTTCAGCTTCTTCTTTTGTATTTAAACCTAATTCTGCCTGTAGCTTAGCTTTACCCATACCGTAAAAAAGACCCAAATTGATCGTCTTAGCTTGTGTTCTAGATATGTTTGCCATGTCTGCAACTGTTTGATGAAAGTCAACAGTGTTGTCCTTAAATTTATCTACAATATTTGCTACAGAATTATCAAAACATATTGGCTCTGTTGTTGCAGCATAATGCACTACAAGTCTTGGCTCTTGTTGACTATAATCAAAACAACCCCACTTGTGATTCTTTTCTGGTATAAATAAAGATCTAATCATAGGTCCTAAATCTTTGTTTCTTGCAGGAATTTGTTGTAGGTTTGGATTAGAATAACTAAATCTTCCTGTGACTGTACCACCTTGGTCTGATCTAACAGGATTTATATCTGCATGTATTCTGCCTCTGTATTGATGTTTTAATATTGTATCTATAAAAGTTGTGTGTGCCTTGTTTATCTCTCTAGCTTTTGCTATATTTTGAACCACAGGGTGATTATGTGTGGAAAGGAAGTTTTTTGTAAATGAGGGTGACTTTGTTTTCTCGGTCCTATGGTATGATAAGGAGAGTTTGTCGAAAACTTTGGCGATCGATCTTGCTGCCCATATTTGAACATCTATTCCTGTTTGCTTTTTTACTTCTGATAGGAGTGACTCTTCCTGTTGTGATAACTCTCGCTTCAATTTATGAGCATGTTCGACATCGACACACACCCCTTTAAATTTCATATCAATCAAACATGGAAATAGTTGTGTTTCTAAATCAAATATGTTTGTAAGATTTTGCTTTGTTATCTCTCTTGATAAAACTTTAAATAATTCTAGTGTAAGTTCAGCGTCTTTTTCTGCATAACTTCCAACATACATTGCAGGTAGTTTATATAATTCTTTTTTAGGATCTATACCCCAAGACTCTGCAGCTTCTTTCAAAGCTTTTTCATCTTTTACTTCTCTTAAATAATCATAAGATATACTGTTCAACGTATACCATAATCTATTCTCATCCACTAAAGATGCCATAACCATGGTATCTATAATATGTCCATTCACAGAAATGCCGTACGCTTTTATCCAACACACATCGTACATTGCATTGTGAAAAATTTTTACAGCATCTGTTGCACAAACTTTTTTAAACCATTCTAAAACTATTCGTCTGTCCATATTACCACCACCTTCATGCGCGATAGGATAATAACCAGACCAACCATCTACAGCTACTGCAACACCAACTATTTCTCCGTGCCCTTGTATTGCCCCAGAACCTTTTGACTTTAAGTCAGGATCTTTAGTTTCTAAGTCGATTGCAATATACTTTGCATCAGATAAATCTGGAAAGTGTTCAGGGCAATCCCATTCTATTTGAGCTGTAAACATTATTTCTTTTTATCTTTTAACTTAAGTATTTCTAATTCACAATAGTGAATTATTTTCTCTAGATCTTCTATCTTATTTTTAGATAAATATCTACAGACATATTTCACAACACAGCCTTGGAAAAACGAAAGGTTATTTTTAGAAATAAACTCATACGGCTGTATGTGAAAATTTTTGTAATGTGAACCTCCTACCTGCCTGTTTTGTGGAAACACTTTAAGTAACGCGTCTTTATCTGTCATATTATTGGTCCTCCTATGTTATATTGATATTCATAATCTTGATTGGTTATGAATAGTTTTTCTTTTGCTCTTGTTATACCTACAAAGAATGTTCTATGCTCCGGATCAGAATCTTTTTGAGCTGATTCGTAAATGATTCTTTCTAAATCTGTAAACAAAACAACGTTATCACATTCTTCACCTTTTACACTATGTATTGTAGATAATTTTATTCTAGCTGGTTTCATTAGATCTTCGCTCTTTAGAATCGTTCTAATGTAGTCTTTACTTGCTTCTGGAAAGTTTAGTGTTTCCCAGCCCCCCGCCGCTCGCAACCCGTGGTGTTCTCTCAGTCCTTCTATATTAATCGAGTCAATAGTTCCTAGAGTCTTGCCACTTGCGTAGCCTCGTATTAAATGTCCTTGTTTAACTGTTAGATACTCCCATAAATCTTTTACTTCATCTTTATTCACGAAGGCACCTTGATTAAGTCTTATCCAGGTCCTATATGCATTTAACATTTTACCAGGTAATAATTCTTGAGCTTTAGAATCAAACCTTAAATTTAAATCATACAAGTGCTCTCGTAATCTCTCCATCATTTTATTTGTTCTAGTTAGTATCATCCAGTTGCCTTTAGATAAATCTAAGGAGAAAAAATCTACGTTATAAATAACTTTACCATCAGCATCTCTTGGCTCCCATTTCTTAGCTAAACGAGTTGTCATGTGAGGAAAAATAGATTCTGCTAGTTTGTGTATTTTTCTAGGAACTCTACGCGATTGTATTTGTGGATCTAAATGCCCTTTTAAGTTTATAAATATAGAGGGATCTGCACCTTGAAATGTGTAAATAGTTTGATCATCATCCCCTGCAATGTAAGAACGAGCACACTTACTCTCTATGTAAAAGAACATGTCCCACTGCAGAGGACTTAGATCTTGGGCTTCATCGAGGAAAACACAGTGTAGTGGTGGACACTTGTCTCCCTCGACAAACTTGGAAATCATATCAGAGTATTCAATCATACCTGTCTGTTCTTTGTATGTAATTAAATCTGCTTCTATTTGTTCTGTTAACCAGATATCTGTAGTATAATGTAATTCTAATTCTACAGCTGCATCAGCTAAACTTATCTTTCTATTTCTTGCATACTCTATAATTTTCATATGTGGGTTAACGTGTTCTACATAACCATTTACATTTATACGTGATTCAAAAGATAGATCAGCGCACAGACTAGAAAAATTTTTAAAACTTTTCCATTTATCTCCTTTTAATAGTTGTGTTTTTGTATTGATATTACATTCTTGTGAACCCATAGAGTGCATAGTGCTCACATAAATCTTATCATTTTTAATTCTATCTTTAGCTACGTTTGCTGCAGCATTACTAAAAGCTATGTATGCTATCTTTTCTGGATCAGTCTTTTTTAATTCTTCATCAAGATAACCCATAAGTCTATGTGTCTTACCTGTTCCTGGTGGTCCTGGTATAATAATTCTATGCAAAAGGTGCCTCTTTCATTTTATCTTTTCTTGTATTTGGTTTATCTAATTTAAGTGTAGGCAGGGACATATATCGGACACTCTTGTTGTTTATCTTGCCTGGTATCTCTTCCGCATCAAATAACGTTTCTAACATTCTTGCTGTCTTTTGTTTTGGATATTTTTTTGTATCCCATATTTTTGTTCTAACTAAATACTTCCAAAAGTCTTTAAATTTAAAATAACTAACTTCATCTTCTGTGTATGATAGTCCTCGTAATACATCATTCCAGTTTTTGCCTGGTATTTTGTTTATGTAATCTGATAATAATTCTTTTAGTTGTACGTCAATTTTTGTAGACTCCGGTGCTTCGATAGGTATTGTATTTTTTAATAATTTATTTATTGCCTTTCTCCAGATTAGTTTACCAACTGGAGGCATGGCTTGATTAATTTGTTCTAAACATTTTAATGAAAATCTGTCTGGCTCATGCAAGTCTTGTGATTCTACTTCTACCTGTTCATCACCTATTGTTACATAATACAAAGGTGGATCTGAATCATACTTCTGTATTTCTTTTATCTCTGTCTCTGGTAAACCATCGCCCACACCAAACTCTTGCATCACACATTTTTTAGAATTACAAAACGATGCAATGGGCTCATCTTTACATTTATAATTATATTCTTTGCCCTCTATAGATTTAATTAATGTGTCTACTTCTTTTTTATCTAGCGGTGGTTTACAATATGCATCATTATATTTAAATATCTCTGTATCCCATGAATCAGGGAATCTTTTCTTTGTGTATACACCAAAATTATATAACGCGTTATTTCTTTGTCCGTTTGGAATACCTTGTTTTGCGATCGTAACCAAACATGGTGGCGCACCTTTGAGTAAGTTGTCAAGAACTTTTTCTTCTTTTATAGACAATTTAGAGAGTTGATCTTCTGATAGTTTTACTTTACTATGCGCTTCAAAAAATTCAATTATAGACATAGCTGACCCATCATCTTTAACAGCGTATCTCATTGTCATTTTTTCGTTATGGTAAGGTAAATTTAAAAAACTACCTGTGCCACCCTTCTGCATATCTACTTTATTTTGTTTTGGAAAAATTTCTGCGTTGGCATAACCTAGTTTAGCTGCCATTTCTTTTAGTTTACTTCTAAATAATACCGCTGGTAAAAAATTATCTGCAAATAAAAACACATGTGCACCACCAGATTTAGATCTACACACGATTAAAGGGAAGTCATGTTGACGTATTTTTCTAATTAATTCTTTGTGATCGAAGCCATTATATAGATCAATATCTATACAGGCCCACTTACATTTATTCTCTTCGTTGATAGGAATAATACCTAATGCAGGATCTTTACCATCTAAATGTTCTTGAAACATTTGTTTGGTAGGACTCTTTTTAATTATGAAAGATCTTGTTTTGTGTTTACCTCTTTCATCAAACTCTTCTGTCTTTCTAGTTTGACCATAGGCACTAAACGAACCTTCAAATATATTTATAAATTTATCTACTTTGACTATCATCACCACTATAAGTATTGGGGGCTTTCGCCCCCAAATTTTTATTAGCCTCTGTTAGCAAAGCTAGAGTAGAACTTTTTCGCTCGTTCATACATCTTAGCATCCTCTAACATTCCAACCTTGGCCACATTGAAGCCGTACCATTGATTACCTTTTCCTGTATTTAATACAGAAGATAATTTGTAGATGTGGCTAAATGATGGTGGTGTGTATGGTCCATTCTTTCCATCTAAACTAATAGATTTCATCATGGAGTTCCATTTTCTGCTAATCTTACCTTGTGATGAACTCATAGATATCATCGCAGTCTCTGATCCTTTTGGACCTATAATAATTACAAAGTGTTGTCCTACTGTTAATATGTAGTTACCATTTTGTAATCTGTCTTTTCCATCAGGACCTTTAGTAGTCTTGTCAAGAATATCAGAAGTATCTGGAAAGATCATTTCAGGTCTACCTGAACCTGTTCCATAATCTGCCCACTCTTGGTATTCTAACTTGTAGTAACATGGAATTACATCAATCCCTTTGTCACCATCATATAACTGTTTCGTAACAGTGTTTAAGAACATACCAGGCTCTGCACCTTCTACGTAATTTTGGTTACGTTTCTGTGCTTCTGCTGATCCATTCTGTAAGAGTTTAAGAATTGGTGGAGCCAGACTATCTGTCTTCACATTCTCAAAACCCATTTGTGCATCT